TCAGTCCCTTCTCTCTTATTTGGTTTACCAGAACCAAACGTAGGCTGTTTAGACTTATGATGAAGTAATTTACGTTCTTCTCTTGTGAGAGGCATTATCTAATACCCTTTACTCTATAAACTATTGTAATATCATTTATTTCAAATGTAGAAGGAACAGAAGCTGTCCCACCTTGTTGATCTACACTTATTTCAAATCCTGTTGGAACAAGACTATCAGATGCATCTGTAAAAGCTGCTGTGTGTTGAGTTGCTATAAACACTGTGTCTCCCACTACACTTGTTGCAAAATCAGCATGGTCACCAACAGCTTCACCAACTGCAATTGCTACGGCTTCAGCACTATCATTAGTTTCAATTTCAGTTACCTCAATATCTTGCGCTGCGGGTGGCGCTGAAGGGTCAGATGCTGGAGTACCACTATTATCTGTATCTATCCATACACTAGTTTTACCACCATTACCATATACATAAAAAAATGTCCCATTTAAATCGCCTCCAACATCAGCTCGACATACCACTTTTGTAATTTCAGGTCCACTACCAGTAGCTGTGAATTTCATAGCAAAAGAATATATATTGTTTGCCTCAGATGAAGTATTTGGTTTTAAAACTGCTGTAGTCCATTCCCCACCTCCAGCATTATCTAAAACATTACTTGTAAAATTAGTACCATCTTGAAAAAGTTTATTAAAAGCAGTTGCCCCATTTGTATCATATTTAACTTGGACATTTGTAGTTGAACCTGTTTTGTATGTAATATATACTCTATAAATCTTTTTTCTTACAGCTGGTGTTTCAAAATCTATATCCTTTGTTTGATATATAAAACCGCTACTTGAAGCAGGATTTGGATTCCAAGTCATAATATCAGAATCAGTACCAGTCATATATATTAAATTCTGGTTTCCATCTAATGCAAAATTTGTCATACTAGTACTAACAGTAATCTTTTCTGAGCCCTTTGTCCAAGACATTGATACAAAATCATATATAAAAACATCTGTATTCTCATTTTTAATTAATAATTGTCTTTTCTTTGGTATATAACCAATATGAGCCTCACTCATGTCAGTATCCCCAGAATCTGTTATAAATGCTTCCCAATCAGCTTCATTTATTAACCTTTCCCCCTTTTTTTCTAAAAGATTTACTACTTTTTGTCCATCATAAAAATAAACACCAAATGCATTAAACCATGCAATCCCAAAATCCGTTTTAGTAACATGATAGCGAAAAGAACATCCTTTATTTTCATGTGTATCTTCAAGAAAATCTAGACTTTCAGATACATTTATGATATACATTGTTTTTTCTTTAAATTGTAAAATTCTATCCGCATATGCTTCCAATTTAACTATGCTTTCACCATCATTTATTGTCACATCTACACTTCCCATTTTATCTGGGAAAATATCAAATTTATTAACTTGACTTTTTAACATCCTATCTGGATAATTTGTACCAGATGTTGATGACGGTTGTCTAACATTGCCTATATAAGTCCTACGACCATGCACAACAGCTGTTTTAAATTTAGCATCAATGTGTTTAGTCACCCCTCCATATCCATTTATAGACTTGAAAGTATCTATTGTATTAGCAGAACTAGGTGTAATCCCTTTTACAATTGAAGTAGTTTTATACCAAGCGTCACCAGCAGGAGTCCCATCCCCAGTTACATTTACCATAGGATAAGCCATTTCATTTCCATCTGGGAGCCATTTAAATCCTTTATCGACAAAATCTAATTCACCTATTAAATAAAAATTATCATTTTCTTGTAATTTGAAATATAATCTAGAACCAGTAACTCTTTTACTAATTGTATAGACAGGAGTTCCAGCAGAATCACAAGGATTAATATAAGTATCAAAATTTAAAAGAACTGGAGCACCTAAAACATTTAATTTATTTACATTGCCACTCCCATCCGTATCTGTAAACAGAAAGGGTAAAGATTCCTGTTTTTCATTATCATATAAATAAGTATGGTAAAAAGTATACAATCCTGGAGGGAAACCATCTATTGTTGCAGGAGCAGTAATTGGTCCACTAAACCAAATATTTGGAGGCGTAGAACCCCTATCATCTATCGTTATTTCCCATTCATCTAAAGCGACTCCAAAAGTATAATCATCATTTATTGTAATATTATCAGCACCACAAACTAATACATTCCAACAATCAAATTCCAAAACAGCTCTGTCAAATTTCCACTTTAAACCTTCAGACCCCCATGCGCTATTTACATGAATTTGAATAAAATCAACATTATCGAACTCAGCTTCAGGTATATAAACACTAAAAATAAATACATTTTCTTCATCTACTAAGAAATTCAATCCCGTAGCAGGACCATTTTGCATAGTATTTGGAGACGCATTTGCTGCACATACAACTTCAACATTATTGTTACCAATAAAAGGATAATATGTTGTAACATCATCAGTGACAGTTGAAATCCCAGCTCCTGTTATGGTATGATATACAGCCGTATTATTATGTAATTCTGTATATTGTAAACCAACTCTTAAACTAATACTTGCATAATCAGCATTACCTCCTGTCCCTATATATTCCGATGCCGTAGAATTGACTCCATTAAGATCGCTGCCAGCAAATGGAGTAGACATTAAAGCCTTGCCCACAGTTGGTTTCTCTATTGGTTGGTTTGCACTTGTCCACCCCAGCGTTCCAGAAGTAGAAAATAATCCATCAAATCTTGTATCTGTTATATATCCAAACCATTGACTGTTAGCAGTATTATTAAAATCTCCATCACCAATTCTTAAATTCCCATCACCAACATAATAAATAGGATTATCACTTCCAAGACTAAATGTACTAACATCCCACCCAGAACTATCTCTTACATCTATCTTATTAGACCCTGAGTTTTCATTAAAAGCAATAATAAATGTTTCATTTGAATCGGCTCCAGAGATGTCTGTGTCACTATCCATAGTAAATAAACCTTGATTTGGTTTAAGTATAGAAGCATTAACATCAACAGCCGCGGAGACCTCACCTAATGTTTTAATTCTGCCAACAGAATCTACACTAGCATCTACTAAGACAGGTGATTCTATATCTTTTATATCTCTAGGGTCAGTATCAGAACTAATACCCCCATGAAATCCCTCGATCTTGTGAGTTTGTTTAGGCATTAATCAAGAATCTCTACGTGAACTAAATCATCAAACTTATTATCTGCTATCTCTCCATCAGAGTCCCAGTCGCCCCCCCAACGGATTTTAACACCCATTTGATGTCCAATTCCACGAAGCATCCCACCCATATAGTGAAATCTCTCTCTGTCATTCCAGTCTATGGGATATGGGGCTAAATCAACAGCTTTACCTTCCATATGCCTTGAATATTTAACCTTCGTTGCCCCTTTTTCAAGGAGTTCAGCCTGTCTTTCTTTAGAACGGACACCCTCAATGATAGTCACATCCATTATTTTAATTAATGCATTTAATACATTTACTAATTTAGCGTTTACGCCTTTTAGCCTTTCCTTGCTTCTTTTTCCGAATCTTGGCATTTGATTTTCCTTTTTTTGGAGGTCGCCCTCTAGTTGTTCCGTATGTCCCCTTACCTGCCGCCATTACTTAAAGCTTTCCATAGCTTTTTTAATCTTAGCAACCATTCTATCATCTTCTTTAGAAGGTGTCATTTTTACTACAATATCTAATACCATAATAATAAAACCCTTAACACCATGTTTTTTTACTTTGCGCTTAATATAGCTTGAAAGCATACTCATTTTGAATCCTCCTTTTTTAGCATTTTAGTTAAAGCTTGAAATACGACATCTACAAGAATATCGTCTTTATCTGATGGAGACAATTTAACTATCTTCTCTAGACAGAAAAAAACAACTAAAACTGTTTCCCAATTTGCACTTAACCATTCCATGTACTACTCCTTTTTTTATTTAAAATTATGCGACTCTTTTTCGGTAAACCGAGGATGCCGAACAGGAAGGGAGGAGGAGAAAACATCCAGAGTCGCATTTTATTTCTCCTTTATTTTTTTTGTTTTTAAATATAGATAGTAAATCTGTGCTGAAAACATTATACACATCAATACTCCCGATATAATATCAGTCCAATATACCAAACCTAGACTTGTACTTATTGTTGTTACTTTTAAACTATCCATAATCATTTACCATTTATCCTTGAGACAGAGCCTTTAATTTCCATTAAAACATCTGACATATCATTTATTTCTCTTACAGTGTCTTCATGTCTTCTATCTCTTGTTTCATCAGAGCGATTCCACCTTTCAATCAGTTTAATAATCATACCCTCCATATTCTCAAGAGTCTCAGATTGACCTTTATTTTCAACTTGTAAATCATTT